TTCCCAGGCCTACGGGGGTCGGGGACGTAGACGTTGCCATCTGGCGCCCGACGGGCATTCCGCAGGATCGGATGCCCAGGCGGTACGCGCACGGGCGGCACGGACGGCACGGCCCCAAGGGGGCCGGGGCCGCTCAGGGGGGAGGTGCCACCCGGCGGCCCCGGCGGCGCAGCAGGTCGGGGGGATGGGGGAACCGCCGCGCCTTGGGACTGGCCACCCTGGCCATTCTGTTGATTTTCCTGCTCCTGCACTTGCTGGAAGCCGTCGCGTACGAATTCCGCCGTCCGCATACCGGCCTCGTGGGCGAGGTGACCCGCGCTCGCGATATCTCGCACGGAACGCGCTCGCCGCTCGTCGGCCTGCGCGGCGCGATCGGCGATCTTGGAGTGCTTGTCGGCGATCGTGGCGTGCTGATCCTGGAGTTCGAGCTGGGCCGATTGTACGCCCATCTGCTTGATCGCGTCCGACGCCGGATCCGGCTGCGGCTGCAGCATGCTCTGAACTTTTTTCTTGACCTTGTCAGACAGGGGCGACAGCTCGATCAACACTGAAGCTGGGATCGTGCCCGGCGGGTACTTCGCCAGCACGTCATAGGCGTCCTGCATGATCGAGGACTCGTCCGGCCCCTCGTCGATCTTGATCTCGACGTCGATATTTCCGATCAGATTGATGAACGTCGGGACGCCGTCCGGGCCTAGCTCCACGCCATTGATCTGAAGGAATTGCGCTAGGTCGGGATTATCGGTGACGCGGAGCCATCGCTCGGCCTGCCATGTGGTGCGGCACATATTCCAGGCCTTTCGATAAACTCGCTTCTTCCAGGCCTTATAATTTCGCAGGTAGGGACCAAGCTCGGCGATGCCGGCTTTCTGTAAGAGATTGATTGCAACACCGCTATGGTCACCAGGAACGTCGCGAGTGATAAGATCGGGGGTAACGTTAGCAAAACTGTCAATCTCATTTCGAGCGTCCTTCATCAGCTCGAGGTGCGAGCTGAGATCGGCCATTTTGTCATCCGGCTTCGGAGGATCGAAGCCAGGATTGTACTCAACAAAACCGTCGGGACGCGCATACTCGCGACGCGCCCTCTCAACGTCATCAACCGATCCCTTTTGTGCGATGAGCCGCGTGGCATTCGAGATAAAGAGCGCCTTAGAGCGACGCTGATTTGTCTCGTCCTGCGGTCCCTTGAAATTTCGGATAAAGCCATAGCGATCGCCGTCGTGGTCCACTGCCGCTGAAAACATCTCGAAGCGATTTGTCGGTTGGTTACGCTGGTCGCGAAACGGTGACACGCCCTGATCGATCATCAGCATCGAGCAGAAGAAGGCCCAGTTCCAGCGGCCGCGGTAGCGATACCACATCTCAACAAGGCGCAGGCGCTTCTCGTTGGTGTAGATCCACTTGAATTCACGATCGGCATGCGTCGTGAGGTCGAAACCGGTCTCGACCATCAGCGTGCGCAACTCGGTCTCCTTGTCTGGGAAGAGTTCGACGGCCGCCTCTACATCCAGCCACTTCGCGATACCCATGTAGCGCGCATCGCTGAAATCCGGCTTCACTGAGCGCGGGTCGTAGAAGAAGTCGTCGCCGAATACCACGTCCATCACGATGTCCGGATCGTCGTGGTCGCCCTCGACAAGCTTGAATTCAACGCCCCCGATGCCTTCGATGCCGGCCTGACCGGCGCACCACGGGTCCACGAATTCCCAGTCGGAGCCGTCCATAACTGCCTGGATGCACATGGTGGCGACTTCGGCACCCCCGGCATTCTTCGGATTGCGCGGGAAGGCCTTTGGATCCTGACGCAGGCGCTGCAGGAGACCAACAATCTGGTCGATCTTCTTGGCGGAGTGATTGAATGTCACCACCGGCTGCCGGCGCGCGCGGAGCGTCTTGATCTCCTCCGCGGTCCACTGCGCGCCGTGGTAGTAGTGGCGATGCTCGCGCTGCTCCTCATACTCTAGCTGCTTGGCGGTCAGGTAGTCGATGTAGCCCTGGCGCAGCCTCGAGACCGGCCAGAAGCCGTCCGCGTCGCCCGAATAATCGAAGTCGTCTGGGGCGTTGGTTGACCAACGTCCCACGGTGCCCATGTCAGAAGTGAAGTTTTCGCCTTGTGTCAGGGGCATCAATACCTCGGGACGCACGCGCGTACTCGAGCGCGTCAGCTACTTGCTTGGCGGATTTTTTGGTGAAGATCTCGACGGCGAGCAGCTCGTCCTGGCGCCGCGAATGGCGCACCTCGAGCGTCTCCCTCATGGCCTTGACGGTGTAATGACTACCTTCTTCGTTGAGCAACTGTTGGACTATCTGGAGGCCAAATTCGTTGGCGAGCTGGCGAAACCCGGGACGCATCTTGTCGAAGACCGCCATCCGCGGCTCGGAGATTTCAGACTTGCGCTTGTTGCACTCTACGTCGCGAACAGCCGCGAAGCCTTCTCTTCGTCGGTCAGGTTTTCGTCGAATGCGCGCCACTGGCGCATCAGCATCTCCGCGGCGTCCCAATTCGAGCAGACGCCCTCGAAGCAGATACCGTCGAAGGTCAGCGCCCATCCGTCTCCGCTCCGCTGCAGCGTAAATGAGTAGTCTTCATCAAGCAGGAGGTATGGGCGGCCCAACTCTGATAATCCCAAGCCTGATACCGGCACGTATGGCGACGGAGTTGAGGGTAACAGGGTCACATTTACCCCCGCAGCCAAAATAAATGGCCCGCTGTGAAGTCGTGCTGAGTAAAAGGGATCTGATGGGAACGGTATCGAGACCGAGAAAGTCCCGCACGCCGTACCAGATCGCCACCTCTCGCTGGTCATCGATTGGAGCCCGTTCCACCGAATACCTCTTTTGGATCCATCCACACGCCGTCGATGTAAATGAAGTCGAGCACGTCGTCGTTAGCAATCTCAAATACTGGATCGCTACGGACGAAACCGTCGCCGAGGCCGTAAGCTCCACGCCCGTAAGGACGCCGTCCGGCTCCGGCAGCGAATGCCCGACGAAACCTTTCGTCACTTGACATAGTCCCCCGCTTCCTTCGGATACTTCTGCGGCGCCGGCTTCTTCTCGGCGCTCTTGCCTTCGGCGCGCCTGAAATTGTCGAAGGCCTCCATCGGGATCGCCATCTCTCGCACGGTCCCGGGCGCATCGCCCTTCTCCGTGAAGACCTTGATGTCAATGTCGCCGTCTGCCGGAAAACCGACCTTGGCCCACGCTACCAGGATCCGCTCATTGCGGTGATGCGCGACGATCGCGACCTTGCCCTCGTACCTCTCCAGCACCCGTCTCACGCCATTGAGGAAGCGGCTGCGAAATTGATTGAAGCTCTCTCCACCAGGACAAGTCTTGTCCGGATTGTCGACATGCCGGGCGAGCAGCGGGAGTGCCTTTTTCGATATGAGACCGGCGTAGTCTCCAACGTCCCATGGACGGAAGTCCTTCGATACTTCAGAAATCGGCACTTTGGTGATCTTGGAAATGATCTTGGCCGTGTCAGCGGCGCGGCTCAGGTCAGACGACACAATCACGTCCGGCTTATCCTTACGCATCTCACGGCCGAGGCGCTTGGCTTCCACCTTGCCCTCTGGCGACAGCGGAATATCCTTCCAGCCACGGATCCGGTCGACGGAAACGTCCGAATTGTTGAGCGCGGTAGCGCCGTGGCGCACGATCTGAATGTCTCGTGTCTCAATCACCGAGGCTCCTCCACACAGGCTCAAGATTAGGCCGGCGATCTCTACCGCTCGCGGCGAATTCATACTTCAAGCTTGCCCTCAACGCCGCGCTTCATGCGGCTTTGTGGTGGCGAGTTATCTTTCTTCCCATGCTTCCTTCTGAAAAGCTTGCACCAAGCAAGCGGCCGGATTGGATCCTGCACTTTGCGACAGTGCGCCTTTACGCCACGAACGTAAAAGATACATATCGAGCAGTGATCGCCGCGCGTGTGTCCAGGACCGTACTGCACTGTACGGTGGTCAGCCTTTTGTAGTTGCCGCATTGCAGATCGCCCCAGCGAGATCGAATGAACACACCTGAAGACCCCCGACAATCTTCGTACCGAAGCCGGGTGGAATGTCGCTATTGCCCCAGCTAGTTTCGTTTTCCTCGTCGATCCACACCATGACAAGGCCGTGGATCTTACCCTCGCGCGCCTCCTCGAGCTTCTCCACGAGAAATTCTATGCTCGCGATGTGCGGCGGCTTCTTATGCGACATGACATGGACGCTCATGCCGCAAGCAAGTCCTTCACTGCTTGAACGGTAAGATCGTGCAGATGTGTATCGTCCTCGACCGCCATGTGCTGCTCTGCGATTGGCACGACCTTCACATTGGTGTGATCGGCAACCAGGACACCGCCGCCGAGCATGCCGAACGGCGACGGCTGGTTCGGTGCCGAATTCTGGTACACGATTGCGCTGCGTACATTGGCGCGAACCGGCTTCATCTGCCATTTCGGGCTCGGGTCGTAGAGAACCATCAAATCGATAATCAGCTCGGGATGGTAGTAGGCCAGATAGGTGGCCCGTGAGCCGCCACCCGAATACCCAACCACCACAGTCTTCTGGGCCGGCACCGCGTCGTGGATCGGCATGTCGTTCCAGTTGCCCCAAGTGGTGGAGTAAACCGCACCAAATGGTTTAAGCCGCTCGACCAAGGCCAGCATGCCGCCCTCGGTAATCTTGTCTACATTGGTCCCGTAGAGGCCGCCCAGGAGGACGTATATGCGCGCCGATGTCATCTAAATAAAATCCCCGTGGGCGCGTATGTGCCACACGAACAAAGCGGCGAGCCCAGCGATGATACCCAGCGTAACTACGAAGATCATGATCGTCATGACGCCACCCTCTTCTGAATTTCAGCCAGCTCCTCGAGCGTGTAGGCCTTGACCGGCATCCAGTGCTTGCACGGTCTGGGCCACCCAGCCTTCAGACAAAGGCAGGCAGACCCCAGGTCGCAAGTGCCGTATTCGCTTTGGATCCACTCGGCAAGCTCAGCCGGGGTAGGCTTCAGGTAACTCATCTTCTTCGAGCGACCAGCGCTCCGATGGGCGCCGCCGCTCTCTCCATTCCTCTATCGCTACAATGATGTCTGGCGCATCGTGCGGCGCAAGTGAATTGCTGGTACGCACCAGCCCGCGCCGAGGCCCGGCCTCGTACACGAGAACAATAGTCGTGGAGCCGTCATCTCCCAGCTCCTGATAAATTGAAATGCCGCAGGACGGTCGCAATCTCGCGTTGACTAAATCAGCCAGTTGCTGCAGTGGCCGATCCGGTGGGAGCCGCTTCACCATTTGTCTCCGCAGGGGTTGCCTTCGTAGCTCGGGATGGCAACTCAGTCAGATCAAGAGCATTAAGCGTGGCGTACTTTCGTTTCCTGCATACTTCAGCCTGGGCCTGCGGCGCCAAGATCTCGAGCGCGTTGAGAATGGCAATCTGGTTCTTGAGGATCTCGCCGAGAAGGTGGAGGATGCGGATCATTGCAGGGCCGACTGCTTCATTATGGCCTCGAGAACGGCATCTCCGCCATTCTCCTGCTGCCGATCTTTTCGCAGCTCCTCCAGCTCGGTTCTGACTGCCGGCGCCAGTCTCTCAATATCCTTCGCCAGCTCGAAGATCTTGGTAGCAACCCTTACGACTAGGTCTACTTGATCGACATGCAGTCCACAGCTATCGATCTGCCTGTGCACTTCATTGCAATGAAACGCGAGGAGGATCTGCGCGTCCCTGAACTTGTCGATGTTGATACCTTGTATCATCTTACCCCCTATAAGAGCTTCAAGCTCTGCTTCCCGTCATCCTCGAGCGGCCGATAGGCGTCCCGCTTCTCCTCCGGCTCGAGCGGCGTGCGCAGCCAAGGCCGAGACATAGCGGCGTATCTGGCTTCGTCTGCCGCGTGGTCTTCCGATTTCGTATCGAGATCCTCGGCTCGGTTGACATCGTGCTGCAGCGTCGGAAGTGTGCGGATCAACTCAGTACAAGTCGAGAAGACGTACATCATCGGGCGGCCAATTGTCCAGTCCACGATGCCATTATCATATTTTGCCGTGCCGATCAGACGCCCACGAACTTGGTCCCAGCCGCTCATTGGTCCGGAGCGGTCCTTATAGCCGAGCCGAGGCACACGCGCGTTGTCCGCCGGACGAAACGGCGCGAGCTTACGATCGAGCAGCTTGCGGTTTATGCGCTCCGCGATAGACGGGCCGCCGTCTTCACGGAATGCCGACGGATCGAGGACGCCGTAGCCAAGCGCCTCGCCTCGCTCTCTCGAAATGATGCGATCGGCGACGGCCTCCGCGGAGAGCTTGAGACCCCTGCCCGGTGCGGAAGCTCCGTAGTCTTCGCGGTAGCGGACAATCGCCCCCCTTGGAAGATACGAATTCCCCGCCACTCCACGCCGTCGTTTACGGTTAGCAGTTCGAGGTCTTTTCTCAATATCTCGTAGAGATGTCCCCAACCTGGGATTATCAGATACGGCGGGCCCCTGTCCAATGTCGTAATCGTCTTGGACAACTGCCCACCAGCCAATGCTGAAGGGAGAAGCCGAGCCCCAGTCCATGCTGCGAAACCGCAACCAATCAGGCGGAATACGGAACGGCGCGATAACGTGCTGGGCCTCTGACCAGCAGTCAAAGAAGGCTCCCTCGATTGCGCTCCAGTCTCCCTCGAGCCAAGCCTTGACGAGCTGCGGAGAGCCGACGAGATGAAGTCTCTGAATGTAGTCCGGGTCATTGGCCAGCAGGAGCTTGTTGTCGGTGATCCTCGAGGGAATGACGCTAACGACGTGGTACTTGGTCGGCATCACCTCGCGGCGGAACATCATGCCCTTGCTCGGGAACGGATGCAACCGGTATCGCTCCCGCAGCCAATGCTGGCCGGCGCCACCAGGATTTCCCGTCAGCACCATCTGCACAGGCACGCCGTGTGGCGATCGCAGCACGCCAAACATCCGATCGATTGGCAGCGGCGACGGATAGAGCCCAGCCTCCTCGATCCAGACGTCGGTAAGGTTGCGGCCCTGCCATTCGTTTGCGTCCTTGACGGTCTCCAGGTAGCCGAAGCCGACGCGACCGCCATTCGGCATGCGCCAGCGCATTCTCTGCTCGTTGAACTTCCCGCCCATCGGGCCGTATATCTCTTTCGAGCGCTCGATCGCGTCCTCGGCCGAGACCCGCGTCGGCCGAAACATCATTGCATTGAATTGCTTCCCGTACTCACGCTCCTTGATGCCCCACTTGCCCAGGACACCGTCGGTCTTACCACCACCCCGCGCGCCACCGAAGAAAACTTCAGGCGACGGGCAGCGAACCAGCAGATCCTGGGGGCCCTTCTGGGGCTCCCAATTCCCTCGCAGCTCATCTTGAGCTGGCGTCAACGTCGGTGCCGGATCCGCCATGCTTCGCCGCGAATTTATTCCCCTGCTTCTCGGACACGCGACCGGCCTTGCGCAACTTGTTCACATGCTTAAACGCCGTCGCCAGCGCAACGCCCTCGGGCGCGCCGGAGCGCAGGATCGCGTTTGCCTGATTGGCGGCCTTGGCGGCCATGCCAGAACCCGGCTTCAGCGACTTGTTGTGACCCGTGATGCTTTCACCTGTCCAGGGCATGCGTGGACGCTCCCGTTGTGGCTTCCCCCGGAATACGATCGCCTTGTTATTTGCTTGCGGTGC